AAGGAGCTTGAAGAAAAGCTCGCAGTCTTTAATGCCTTTAGTGACTACTATTGGCAGTTTATTCGCATGACGCAAAGCTGGAATGCACTCAAACCCTTTTGGGATTATCTCATTGCTGAAGAGCTGGTCATTAAGTATCCGCGCCGCGCACTAAATCTGCTTTCTGTGCTTAATGCTGATCTGATGACGGAGCTGGAAATTAAAAAGCTCGACGATGAAATTGCTCAAAACCGCACGCTCATTACAGAGCTGGCCATGATGGGCGATACCAACATAGCGGAAGTCACAGGATCGCTGACTGAATGCGAGGCTAAAATCGGTGACCTCACCTATGAACTTCGCAACTATCAGGCACGGCTGACCGATTACCGAGTCTATCGACGTACAGTTCAAGAAGCGTTGGGATATCGGGATGCCATTACTCGATTGATGGAGGAGTTTGTCGCCAATCGCGACGAATCCATTAAGACCTTGCGTAGCGAAATCATCAATACCACAATCCGTACGCTACAAAGTCGTTTGGCTCAAAAAGAAGACATTTTAAGCCACGTGACTAGTCACCGCAACCGCATTGCCGATATTGAAATGCAGATCGAAGAGCTCTCTAAGCAAAAGGTCGCAGCTGATCTATTGGTTCGAGAACTCTCGCCGACCGAAGGCTTGATTGCGGAAGGACTTTTCGCCTCGATTAAGCTGTCGCTCGCGCAAATGAACGCCATGATCCGTAAGGTCTGGGCATATCCGTTAGTGATCCAGAATTGCAAACTCGATACGGAGTCCGGCACTGAGCTTGACTACAAATTTCCGCTGATGGTGCACCACGCTGATAATATTGTCCCTGATGTGGCCAATGGTAGTACAGGTATGAAAGAAATCGTGGATCTGGCTTTTATGGTCACGGCCATGAAGCGACTAGGGATGGGTAATTATCCTATCTTTATCGATGAATTTTCCCATAGTTTTGATGAAGCGCACCGTGGCGCGGCGGTGGAACTAGTGAAAAATCTCATTGATCAGTATGCCTTTAATCAGCTTTTCATGATCTCACACTACCTGACGCTGCACGGCGCTATCACCAATGCGGAAATCTGTGTGTTGTGTGAAAACAACATTACGGTACCTGAACATACCCGTTATAATCTTCATGTAACAATGGAATAACCCATGGCTGACCCCCATCAATTTGACGATCTCCAGCAATTGGCTGAATACGGCCAACTTCTTGAAGCCCAACTACAGGGACTTCTACGGGCTACCGGGCAATTTACAACGCTTGTGCATGAGATGATTCATCGCCGCCAAAAGGCAAGCGAAGCCGCGCCCGGTGGGTTACTGGCTCCCGGTGCAGAACCGGATCGTGTCACCCTGGTTCCCGGCACACCTTTGCCTACTGGGGTCGCGCAAGCCATTGCCGATCGCATGGCTCCTGAGGTTCGGGAGTTTCGGGATGCGGCCCGAAAGGAGCTTATGAGCCGTATTCAAAATACGCCGCTTGAGAAACTGAAGGGTTCGCTACTTGACTCGTTAGATCAAGCGATTACCCAAGCCTCTGAGAATTACGAGCGAGGCCGCGCAGCGCATACTGACACTGCCTTAGCCACAAGCCCGTCTGTGCCTTCCGTCAAACCCACACCGGCTGCGGCGCGACCTGTGTCGGTACAGTCCAAACCAGCCGGCCCGACCCCGGTGACGGAAGAAAATGAGGAAAGCGACCCGTCTATTCGCGCGCGCCTCACGCTCCATCGACTCTTTTACGGGATCGATAGCATCTTTACCCGCTACCTGGCCGCTTCTGTAATTGCTCATGGTCGAGGCAATATCTCGCCTACGGCAAATTCGGAGGTCCTCATCGCCTATCAGGACGATTTGCTTCAGCTTGAACCTTCGGTAGCGGTTCAGTGGCCAACGGGGTTTTACCGCAATAAAGAGACTAAGGGCACGCAATTTTTCCTTAACATGGAAAAAGAGCACCAGTTTTCCCTCCTTGTGGCTGATCTTAGCAAGAGTGAATCGCCCATTTATGTGGTGAGTTATCGGGAATTCCGAGAACTGCGGGAATTCCCTTCGGTTGCCGCATTGCAGGTCATTCACGACAAGGCGCTCGAGGCCCTGAAGGCCTTGGCGCTACAGCTCTAACCGCATATAGCCCGGGGGTTTCCCGGGCTATATGGTCTATATGCAATTTTTACACAGGTAGGGGATATTTTGAACAGGGACTCCCAATTTGTTGCTATAGGTAATAATATATTGAGAAACAAATTGGGGGTTTAGCTTGATTTTAAATACGGACGTTAAATTACCGCATCCTGGCGCGGACATGAGACACGCAATTGCAGCTGCTTATTACATCAAGAACGATAAATCGGACAAGATATACGTGGGCAGTACTGGTAATCTTTATCATCGCATAAAGAAACATGAGTACTTTCTTAAAAAAGGTACTCATCCAAATTGCAATTTGCAGGAACTCTTTGCTAACGGTGCTACTTTTTCAATTAGTTTCATTATTTCAGAAGATCGACAAGATGCTATCAGAATGGAACAATTGATTTTGGACTATTTTCAAAGTAGTGGATTTTTGTTAAATGTTTCAAAAGACGCGCTGCACTCGATGAAATCTAGAAAGCATAGCGCTGAAACAATAAAGAAAATGTCCTTGGCTAAGAAAGGTAAGCGTTTTAACCTTGATCACCGACATAAGCTTAGTTTAGCTAAACTCGGGCGACCAGCAGCCAAAAATCAATTAGATTCATTATCTTTAGGCAGACTTGCTAGAATGAAAAGTGTGGTGATTGATGGAAACGAATATAGTAGCGTTACTGAAGCGGCTAAAGCGTTAGGGATCCATCAGGAAACGGTGCGTCGCAAGCTCAAGAACTCTAATAATTTAAATTGGTTTTATAAATAGACATGGATCTTAAACCTAATTTTACTCAATCGCCATCTGTTAAAGTAATGCTCAATGTCGGTGCTTGTTTGGATATTCCGTCAGGAACCTACGTTAAAGGACGTTTTGGTGAATCTGTTTTGAACGGTGGCCTGCCTTTTATTACTGGGGTAGTCGGAATTGGGAACTCGTTCAAAAGCACGATCATGCATTACATGCTGCTCGCAGCGATGAGTCGATTCCCGGAAAGTACGGCTGTGACGTATGACACCGAGATCAACATCCACGAATGGCATTTGAAAAACTTTGTCAATCGCTTTAACGAGTTCGGGGGCGATGACATTATCGAGAATCGCCGCTGGACAATTACCGATAAGACTGTGTATTCGGGCGATCAGTTCTATGACATCCAGCGCGAGTTCATGGATGCCAAGATCAAGAATATCAAATCCATTCAACGCAATACGCCGTTCTTAAACCGCGAGCGCACGGGCTACCTACAAGTACCAGTACCCACCTTCACGGAAATCGATAGCTTTAGCGAATTTACTACCGCTGATGTGATCAAGATGCAGGAAGATAACTCGCTCGGGGAAAAGGGCGGCAACACCATCTTCATGCGCCAAGGGTTGGGTAAGAACCGGTTCTTACAAGAAATCCCAGGTCTTTCGGGACAGTCCAATACTTTCTTTCTGCTTTCCACACACCTGGGCGCGGAGTTTAACATGGATCCGAATAATCCGGCTCCTAAGAAACTTCAGTTCCTCAAAGGCGGCCAGAAGATCAAAGGCGCGCCCGAGAAGTTCACCTTTGCCACTAGCATTTGCTGGCATAGCTATAACGCAGCACCCCTCATTAACCGTGACACGAAGACTCCGCTTTACCCGCGTTCGCCGGACGATGATCTGACGGGGGATACGGATTTGAACGAAGTCACGGTGCGCGTCTTGCGTAATAAGTCTGGTCCTACTGGTATGACCGTGGTGCTGGTCGTCTCGCAAGAAGAAGGCGTGCTGCCGGAATTGACAGAATTTCATCACATCAAAGAAAATGGTCGCTTCGGACTGGGTGGCAACAACATCAATTACTATCTGGAGCTTCTGCCTGATGTGAAACTCTCTCGTACGGTTATTCGCCGTAAAATCGACGAGAATCCAGCTCTTTGCCGGGCACTTAACATCACGTCCGAAATGTGCCAGATGTATGATCTTTGGCACAATATGGATGCCGAGCTTGTTTGCACTCCTTTGCAGTTGTACACTGATCTGAAAGAGATGGGGTACAACTGGGATGAATTGCTTGCCACGCGTTCCTGGTGGACGTTCGATAATGACAAGCATGAGATTCCCTTCCTCTCTACGATGGACCTGCTGCGCATGCGCGCCGGGCTTTACATCCCATTTTGGATGAAAGAACCCCCTGCCAAGGCTTTGGAGAAATTCGAGTCTATTAATGGCAAGAAATGGGATCGACCAAAAGTTTTCTAATTCTTAACGATCATGACTGAACAACCCTCCACTCCGTCTCAAACGCCGGTTTACTCGCTGCACAATGGCGTCGAGTACCGTCAGGCAATTACCGACATTCTAATTCGCAACGGACATCCGCGTCCGACTGCTTGGTTAGAATATCTTTCGCAAGAAGAATACGAAATGAACCCGGATCCTAATTTCCGGCGTTACATGATCAACAGTGCTTGGACACGCATTCTTTCTTACGTTGACCGCACGACCGCAGATAATACGCGCGAACAGCGCCTATGTCTTATTAACGATGGCTCTACCAACGACTGGCTCCGTCTCTTTGAGCAGAGCGTTGTGAAGTGTGTGAAGAAATACGAGTTGCTTTACCAAGCGTAAATCTCAGTTATGTGCTGGGTGGTCTCCATAGGGAGCCTCTTTTTAGGGGTCTCTCTATGGAGACCACCCCTGCCCGTACGGAACATATAGCTAAAGATATGATACCTTATTAAGCGACTCTATCATGGCTAAAAACCGAAAAGCGTTTGTAAACACTGTACTCGATGGTATCGAGCGACTGCTGCCTGGCAGTCAAAATACCCAGATGTATAAGGAGTTCTTCTCCGGACTGAGTGACGATCAGTTAGAACAATTTGTCAATGACCTG